GAACGTTTGTTGATGGTTTCTTTGAACACGCCGACCGCCCACTCCACACGTTCCGGCGTACATCGGACGTTCTTTGTCATGGCTCGTATCGCCGCCATGTCAAACATCGGCTTCTTGTTTCGCGTGAGGATCGACAGCCGCTTCTGACAATGGGTTTCCACCTCATGACGAAAAATACAAACAGACGGACAGACGGTGGGGGGGTTGGTTGAGGGGGAAGGGTCGTGGGTGGAGGTGGGTGCCTGTCTGTTTGTCTTTATTTCTTCCTCTTCCTGTTCCTCTGTCTGTTGGTCACGCACTTGTAACACTTTCCCCGTTACAGAAGCGTTACGGATACGGTGTTTTTGCACCCGTTTGGCCCCTTCCCCCCGTTCTTTGGCTCCGTTGCTAAGGTGTCTTTCCCAGTTTGGGAAGGAATACCCACTCGATTCCTTTACCAACCAACCAACTTCGCATAACACTTTCGTTACCCCTGTAATGCCGGTGTAACGGTCCAGCCACGATTCTGTAACGGAGTTTGCGTTACCGTCAATCAGGTTATCGGTCGCCCACGCCCACAGTTTTACCAACGCGCCGACGATCTCATTCTCGGTTTTGTCCAGAGCGATAGCCAGCCGGATAACCGCTGGGTCTTCGTGGATTCGCACCCTGACTTTTATCCAGTGATCAAGTGACATTGGTGTCACCGTCCTTTGGTGGGATGATGTCAGCCCAACTGATTCCCCTGACGATTCGTGAAATGCACATTCGATCTAAGCGGTACAGTTCCGAAATGCGTTGCGTAGAAAGTTGTTCCTCGGTATAAAGCCTTCGTATCTCAATCACTTCAACCGCTTGAAGTGCCCGCCTAGTTTTGGGACGCCGCCCCTTAACCGACGAATCGTGCATGTTGTCTTTGTGGGTTCCAAGCCGCAAGTGAGCCACGTTGCAGCACGATGGATTATCACACTTATGCAACACACACATTCCCTTTTCAATCGGCCCATTGACAGCCGTATATGAGGCTCGGTGTGAATACGTCCTCGTGCAATTTATATACGCGTACCCGTATCCATACTTGTTGGTGCTTTGTTGCCACACCATGCACGGCGTATCAAGCGGGCCGGGCTGCTCCACGCATCGGGCCATGATCCGGTCAAACAACGCTTGGTCATACATGAGTAGACCCCCAACGCACAATCGCCCCGTCCAGAGGCTTGCAGTGATCCATGACAGAACACAATCTGGAGGGGGCGAAAGAGCGTGATTTAAGGGAAACGTTTGTCATGTGGAGAGGCACCGCAAGCCCCAAACTATAGGCAACTTCCCTACCGGAAAGTCACACATTTATCAGAATCTTTGGGGGAAAATGGCGGGCGAGTCTTTCGACCCGCCCCCACTGGAGCCGACGATGCCGCCGATAGTCCCGTCGTGCGGCTGCGGGGGGAGTGCTACTTACGCGGCCTACCAACCTTTGAAACCGGCCTCCGCTGACCCGCATCGACAAGCCAGTACGCGCCGTACTTTTCCGCCTTCAACTTCCCCGCCGTGATCCATTTAAGGACGGTTCGCCGAGTCACACCGTACTTCCACGCCGCCTCTGATACTGAAATGAGTTTGACGGGCTTCAAGCATCCTCCCGATCCGCGTAGGGGTCATCGGGGTCGTACCCCCGAACGATCCGCCACGCGAGTAGTAGGACGGCTAGGAACACTACCAGCGGGCCGCACACGGCGTACCCCATCGGAAGGGCCACCCAGCCGAAAAACACGCCCACGGGGAGTAGGATCAATCCAAGGGCAAGCCACGCGAGGAAGCAGTAGGTTAGTTTGGGGTTCATTGGTTTCTCGCTTTCAGCATCGCGTCGGCAATCGCGTAGGCATCCGATCCAACTTCTTCGGCTCCTTCATATATGCCCGTCTGCTTGTTCATGTCTAAAAGCAAGTCCCTATCAGGTGTCATCATGTCCGCATCGCTTGGCCATTCGGCATTATCTTGCCCTCTCATGATCTGTCGATATGAGTTGACCATCGCTTGCATCGCCTTAGCAGCAAAGTAGTCACGCAAAGACATGCCGCCTTTAATCACGGTGCCTGATGGAAACGCGGGTCCGCCATCGTCGATGTTTGTCATGTGTTCCTTTCAGTTCGGGTTAGTGGGTGGGATGCCAGCAAGGCACGCGAGGTAGTCTTTGTGAGCCGCGCCACGCATCGCCGTTGCTTCTTTGGCGGTGATGGTGCCTTCGTCTTGAAGTTGTTGGATGCGGGTCATGCGGTCATGCAAAGTTTTCCAGCATGAGTCGGGGGTGGGGGTGAGAAGTAACGCTGACAGGGCCAGCACGATAATGGAGATGAGTTTCATAAACCCCGCCGCCAGAACGAACCAGCGACGGGGGGAAGAGAGAGACTACTTAGAAGGGTACATCATCAACCGCCGCCGCCATCACGCCCGCACGTTCCTTGTCAAGCCGGTCGCGTTCGCGGGCGAGCATATCGGCAAACGCCCGCACCTCCCGCTCAATCGCCGCTATCACCGTCTCATCACGTTCGACCCGTTGAACTACGCTGGGTATCACCGGGTGGTATGACACTTTATCCAGCCACTTCCGGCCCGTGATCCACAACCCGCCCTGCGTTTGAAGTACGTAGTCATCGAACCCGTACAACTTGTAGCCCATGTGGACCTGTGGGGAAGGGCACTTGATCTCGATAAGCCCTTCATCGTCTACAAGTCCATCGGGTGAGTACCCCGCTATCCCTTCGTCATGCAGGCAGAAACCCACCTCCGCAACCGTCCGCCCCGTTGTGAACGCGTACCAGTTGCGGGCCTCTGGTTCCAACTGAGTACCCCGCTCCATGAAGGCCGATGATTGTTCATCGAGGCTCACGTTTAGCCACCATTCCGCAAGCAACTTCGCCGCGTACTTATCCTGCGAACCGGATGCCTTCAACGTCTTGGGAGTCAGGACGTTTTCAAACCCGCTCGCGGTTGGCAAGCCGATACGGGCCTGCAACCATTCGGGGGTGCCTTGTACACAGTTGACGATTTTCACTTGATGGCCTCCTTATCATCTACCACCGTGATCTTGACGCGCCGCACGGTACACGTTGACCGCATATCTTCAGGAAGAAGCGTGTACATGTTCGCGGTCTGCATCCGTAAATCCCGCACGGTTCCATTCTGAATCGTCCCGTCCTTGTCAACAATCGCCCACGCTAGTACGGGTTGTATGTTCACTTCATCGCCTCCCGCCGCTTGGCTTCAACCATCGCGAGGGCCTCCCCCAACTTTGACGCGGGGAGTTCACTGAGTCGGCCAATGTTGAACCGCCTACAAAATGCAACTTTGTTTCCCTTGACGTTCTCGATAGCCGTGTCGAGGTCCGCCGCTTGACTTTCGGTGATGGTGTCAACGTCCGCGTTAGCCGATACCCCATCATCATCCTCATCGCACGTTGTCAACCCAAGGGCTTGAATCAGGCTGTAGCGTTGGGCGTAGGTAAGAAGTGACGCGGCCTTCTGCGCCCCGTTTCCGCCTTGCTTGGTATCGACCGGCAGGGTGATCGGCGTATGTGTCGAGTGCGTGCCGTGACTCACAATGCAAGTCAGGCTGATCGAATCGCCGTTGACTTTCATATCTGACCATCGGTAGGTGATGCCCGCCGCGGCAAGGGCCGATTGAATCGCCCGCCCAATATCTTCGAGGCTGGCGTACTTGCTGTCAACCTGTACGCCGCGGCGGTCCACCTTCTTGAAGAAACTGTTTGTAGATCGGCGGGGAATCTGCGGGCAAAGGCTTTGAAACTTCGCGTAGGCTTGGGTGAAACGTTCCTCCGCTTGCTTGGTAATGATGCGTTCGTAGAGGGCCGTAAGCCGCTCGATGGCCTCGATGCTGGCACCTTGCTGGTGAAGGCCAGCGATAGCCTGCATGATGGTGTCGGCGTGGGTGGGGGCGGGAATGGTCGCTACTGGTGTCGGCTCGGTTCGTTGTGCTAACTGTGTCATCGTGTCCTTTCGCTTGAATTGACCGGGAAGGTCAAATGAGATTTGGTCGGTCATTGGTTATCCTGCGTTAAAACTTCCAAGGATGATGCGGGGTGTCTTGTGTACCGATTTGCCGATGTTGCGGACGGGTGCGGTTAGAAACAACACGGCGTTGCTTCCGTGAA